GAGCATATCACGTAAAACGTCATCCTTCCAATAACCGTTATAGAATGAGTGCTCATATCTCAAAGCAAACCGGGACACATGCATATCGAACTTGGTTGCATCAAGACCAACCGCAACGGGGTTTGAGAACTGCATCCACTTGTCCTTAAAGATTTCACCAGACTCATCTGCGTCGAAACCTTTAATAACTGTGGCCTTGGTCCTACCACCAAAGGTCTTGTTAATGGCTTTGAACATGTGGTGTTCAAAGTGCTTCAAGTACGTCGCCAGCTTAAGGTTGTAACGTGGGGACCGTGGGTTGATTACCCTTGGAGCTTTCGAAACATCCTGCTTCTCGAACTTGACGAAGGATGATAACTGCGCGTCTTTCTCAGTCACATCCCCTTTGGACGCAAATGTATCTAAGGCCTTTTCATACACCTTGCGCTTCTGAGCTGGGAAGAGGCTCACTGCTTGAGTGAGTGTCAACCTAGGCAGATGCGGCATATTACTTAGGCAACGAACACGGAATTGCTTCAACCATTTCGTCCTAAACGCCTCGTCCGAGGACTGTAGAGCGGGTTCAAAATCTGGACCAACCTTGCAAAGAAAATAACGCTCAATGAACGCGCGCTCCACAGAATTAACACTGTTGTTATAAACACCCAAGTTGTGATTTGGGGAAAAACCAGGAACAACGGTGAAAACCCTGGTTTTATGCAGTCTCCCATTCCGGCGAACGCACAACTTGCCGTGACACTCACGCCGAACCCGCTCTCTCAGTTCTGGGTTAGCTTCGGTTTCACAGCCGCTCACACGGACCGGGCACCTCTAACAGGAGTAACTCTTAGGAGTGTTGACACGAGGTGTAAACAACTCCCAGAATTTCTCCTTAGGTTGGATGACCCACAATAGGGCACTCAACCATCGAGGTAACCGGTTAAACTGCCGCACGATTGAGTCGAGGCATTCCTCCTTGAAATACACATCCTCGATCAACGCGCGGTTCGATTCCTGAACGCAACAGCGCACATCCTTGGCGCGGCATAGTCGACGATATTCGCGTCCCACCACCAAAACATTGGCATCAGTTCGCGGCAATCGCCCAAGAGCACAGCGCAGGGCAAGTACCATCACACTCACGAATCGGGACTCAATAGCGATATGATTGGTTCCACTGCAGACACCACAACCGCTTTCCTCGAGCCCATTAATCATCCGCTCCACTGGATCATCACCGAGGTTGGATTCGGGGACGCCAAAGAGCAGGCAAGTCTGCACCTGTTGACGAATCAATCGATACGTCTCGCACGGTGCAGGCACAAAACTCTCAACTACACGCATAGCTTGGAGTCGATGCAAACCAACCAAGAACTTGTCAGGTTCAAATTGATGGAAGTGAGCGAAAGGATTCGCTGAGAGAGTTTGCATTGTGGCCATGGTGAAGAAAAATCAAGGAGATGGTTCTTTGCCCGGCCAGGGTGCCTGAGAAGGAGACGGCTCTCCGGTGGCTTAACACAGGTCCCACCAGACCTGGTCATATGCTCCACCTCGCATATGGCAATCTCCACCTACGTGGAGCCTCTTCCCTC